ACCCAAGATGAAATGGCCTGCGTTGAGTATGTAGGTGTTGCAGGGTACCCTGGATGGGTACAAGGTGGAGCAGATTACATTGCTTTTAAAAGAAAAAAATATTCCAAAACCAGAAAGTGTAAAAAAGCCTGAGCCTAGTGAAAAGGTTAAGAGCCAATTACCTGTACCTAAAGGTTGGAAAATACTTATAGCAATGCCTGAAGCTAAAGAAACCACAGATGGTGGAATTATTAAAGCTAGTCAAACTAGAGTTGATGAAGAAACATCTAATATATGTGGTTATGTTTTAAAATTAGGCACAGAAGCTTATGCTGATAAAAAAAGATTTCCAACTGGACCTTGGTGTAAAGAAGGTGACTGGGTAATATTTAGAGCTTATTCAGGTACTCGTATGAAAATGTATGGTAAAGAGTTTCGTTTAATTAACGATGATACTGTAGAAGCAGTAGTAGATGATCCAACAGGAGTAGTTAGAGCATGAGTGAAAGCATAGAACAAGTCATAGATACAAACGCAGAGCCTGTATCAGAACAAACATCAGAAGATAAATTTTTTGGTGTTGCAAGTGAAATTAATACTGAAACCCCAAAAGATATTGAGGTAGAGGTAATAGATGAAAGACCTGAAGAAGATAGGAGACCACCTAAAGTTGAAACTGAAGGAGATTCTGTAGATGATGAAGCTTTAGATAAAGAAATAGCAGATTATAGTAAATCTGCTGGTGATAGAATTAATAAAATAAAATATGAATATCACGAAGAACGTAGAGCAAAAGAACAAGCTTTAAGAGAATCAAAAGAAGCTACAAGAGCT